GGTGGGGCCTGTTTGTTTACTGCGTGTTTGATCGTTTGCACATCGGATTTAATTGTTTTTACATCGCCGTACATTTGTTCGAAACTTGTTTGATATACTTTGCGATCATCGTTGTGAGATTCCACGATTCTATCGATTTGATCTAGATGCCTGTTAACCCACTGTGGTACATGGGTGGCGGCCCAACGGCCTACAAAATATATAACACTCACACATAACGCCAACGCGCCAACGGGGCCGGTAATTAACGTAATAATCGTTTGTAGATCCATTTATTTTATCCCTCCCCACTTAGCGATCGCGGTGGCCATTACATTTGCTATACGTGCCATACCCTCGTTACCTAATAATAACACATTGTGGGCCGGGTTGTCTACAAATAGGGGCTCGCAACATATCGCCACCGGTGCATTTATACCCGATATGGTGTTAAACGCATGTTGTGTCCAGTCATCCGGTTTTGCGGCTATGGTTTTACATTTTTGGATCTGTGGTAGTGTTTTCAACTCCTCAGACATGGCCGCGGCCAAATCGGCACCCTTTGCGGATCTCCAATCATAAAAAAACGCACCATAATCGCCACCGCCGGCGTTTAAGTGCATTGCAAGATATACCATTGGGCCATCATACATTGCGGCGTACTCGTTTACACGTTGGTGGCGTTTACTATAGAGGCCATCGGATATCGGCAATACATCGATACCGTAACACAATAAAGCAATCTCCAACTCAATGGCAATTTTTCCCGTGAATATCGCCTCTAACTCGTGTATATCTTTTTTGCCGTTGTTATCGATATCGGCACACGCACCGCGATCGTTTAACTTGTTGGGTTTGCCGCTATGCTGGCGATCTATAAAAACTAACATGGTTACCTCTGATTGTGTATTGGTAGTGTGGTATATAATACCCCAAAAATCCACATATCGCCCGCCCACTGTTTTTTGTATATAGTCATTTTGTGATCTGTTAGGTATAGCCTGTTATTGGTTACTTCTACAATATCGCCAACTTGCAAATATCCAAACTCGTTTGGCGCACTGATATCAAATGTGTACCGTGGTACCGCGGCCATTTGTATCATGTGTTGGGTGATCATGGTGGCGGTGTTGGTGTCGTATACATACATACTATCTATGTTGCCCATACGTACGCCGTATTTGTTTATAGATAATTTGGATATCATATTGCTAATATCGGTAGGTTGTACCACAATATCGCGGTTGCGTACCTGGGTTATATAATCATCTACCACGGCACTATGGCCATAATGCATTGTAAGATCGTTTACGATATCCCCGATATCCGTGATTGTTTCCACGGCGTTTATTTGTTGGATCTCGCTTGTACTGTCCACATACAACCGCGCCACCGCCTCCAAATGTGTTACCAATTCCGTTTGTAACAACACGGGCCGCAACCCATTTACACCCATTTTTAACCGTACGGGTAATAGCGGTAATATATTACCCTGTAACCATTCCCAGGCGTATATCGTATTATCGTTTATGTAACCATCAAATTTATATTTGTTTAACAGTCCGGCCACATTGGCCCACGCGCCCCAATCCACTGTACTACCATTACGCAATAACGCCCACCGCACTACATCGCCCGCGCGTGTGAGTAAATCACGATTGATATCATAACCGCGATATCCCTCAAAATTGTTAGTCTTCGCGCCACAATTCCAATAGATCCACCATTCTTTACTTGTGCCGTTTGCACTAGATCCGGGGATTGCAATATTATCTCCTAGATTTAACTCAATATAAAAATACACATTGCCATATATATCCACGCCACGTTGGGGCGTTTTGGTGGCTCGTTTGGCGTTTTCTTCCACGATCGTAACACTAGCACCAATACCACCCACAATATCATGGCCCGCGATCATAAATTGCGCAAATGTGCCGGGCCCACTGTATTTTTTTATACAATATGCCGGCGTACACTCTACATTGGTTTTTGTGCCACCAATCACCACGGCGCCAGGAGATCCAAACACCAATGGCCACGGTTTACCATCACACGTATCTAGATCACGATCTGTAAATCGACTATCAATAACCAAATTGGGATCCAATATGGTTTGGTTCGTGTTGTGCGGTTGTGCCTCAATAGAGGCGCTAACATAATTATTTGGATCTTCGGGATCGCCAAATTGGGGCGCGTTAAATTGGCCCACGTATAAAATTATACGATCATCATAATCCTGTTGTATTACGCCACCACGCCACAAATAATATCCAAATTCTACCGCCACACCATCCAATGTTATACCACGCGCCCACAGCTGCAAAATATCAACGCCAGGTATAGCCAACTGACATGTAACGGTGTTTTGTTCGGGTTCGGTTTGGCTTGGGTTTGGGGATATCGATTCTGTGTAATCAAATTGTAGTAAACCATCTGTATATAAGATATCCCCAACATGTATTGGCATTTGGGCCAATCTATATTGCACATTTGCGAAGGTAAAAGCCACATAAAATACTGGCTGTGTTTGCGCGTATTCGTATGGCAACATTATCGCACCTCACGTAATACAACGGTACTAACGCGTAATACTTCATTTTGGGATTCATCCCCGATCACATTTTCGATCTGTACATCTCGCCCCATGGTTACCATGGCGTGATCGTGATATCTGTTGATCACATCGATATCCGCCAATGATTGCGTATTGATTTTTGGAAGGTATACAACCGCATTATTACTACCTTGTACGGCTTGCACAATCCCAAACATGGTTGTGGGTGCGGATCCTTGTACGGCCTCGGGTGGCGATCCCGATTTGGTTGTATAATAATTTGGATCGGCGTTTTGTGCGTATAAATCGGTAATGTCCACGCCCTCAGACCACGCGATCCGTATATTGCGCCCACCATTCCCCAATACTTTTGTATTTAATACGCCGTTTGGTTGTGTTGATTCGGAGATATCGGCCTCCCAATTTATGGTACGCCCGCGGCTATACTGGTGTGCGGGTAATACCACCGGCCCCATTACCATGTGGCCTATAGTGTGATATCCTTCGTACGTGCGTTGGCTGTTGATCATAATACGGATCGCCGCAACATCGTTACCACTAATATCCGATATATCGTGACAAATCACGGTACACGCGTTGGGTATCAAATACGCGGATCCGGTTGTGGGATCTGTGGGTTGTACGCTCTCTAACTCCAATACACAAGGTTTTGTGGTGTTGGTGTCACTTAGTACGCCTTCGCTGTTTGTTTTTACTTTACGTACCAATGTTGCACTGGCACCAATCAATAATACGTACCACCCGGCACACTCGTTATAATGCATATATGGCGCATTGGTTACCACACTATCCACAATAATAGATTTGCCACGGCGTGTAAAATCAAATTGACCACCCACGTTGTTATCTACTGTGCCAACATTGGCCCACGCCCCCGCCGTATAACGTTGTATGGTAAACGATCTAAAATTTATACCGTATAGACCGATCCCCAAAATACTATTTGTTATACGTTGATCAATATTTTTGTTATCTTTATCCAATGCCCACGCGATCGTATTTAATGGCACATTGAGCGTATCCGGTGTGGCTACACTGTCCGATCGCCACGCGTTACCACGCGTACGGCTAGACAAATATAGTGTACGGCTGATCGGGTAATCGTACATTGGAGTAATATCCCAAACATCAGTATTACGCGCCGGCCCATCCTGTGTTGTAAGATATAACCCATCGTGTACACCAATTTTGTAACCGTTTGCGGGGTATTGTTTGCCAAAATTGGTTGTGGGTACCTCGATCCCGCAATCCACACCCTGGCACCAACTTACATACGCAAATTTACACGTGGTATTGGTTACGCTTGTTGTGGTGCCAAATGTGATTGTTTGGGTGCTACCCGCCGCCGCTGTTAGCGATCCGGTAATGCGTTGATATTTTCGAGGTCCACCAATATCCGCGAAGTAAACCAAAATATCACCGGTTTTGTTATCCAAATACCCATACACGGTATAACCCTGGAAGGTTAACCCCGTTAAACTACCGATCTGTGTAGCCGCATTTTGATCGCGCACATACACAGCTGTTTGGGTAAAATAGATCCGCATGTTGTAAAATGTGGTACCACTTGCCTGTGGCTGTATTTTTATATCGATATATGTACCGGTGATCGAAGATCCACCGGTCACACCATCCAACTTAACGTGGAATAATAGGCCGTTTGTTTTGTCTGTTATGGTTTTGGTATATGATATCGCCTGGGTGGTGGTGGTGGTAAATTCTAAACGCCCGGCGGTTAAAATCTCGGTTGGTGTACCTGTTACGGCCCGTGTCCACGCCGCGCCAATTTGTGGAAAATCCGAAGGCAAATAATCAAATGTATTTTTTGTAAAATCGTAATCATGTGGCAATAGGCGCAAATATGGATATTGTACGGTGGCCCAACATCCCAATGTAACGCGTATTACGCTACGTTGGTATGGATTGGCGCCAAACCAATTTGTAAAAATATATTGTGCGCCATTGCCATACGTGGATATAATGTTTTGCATACCACCATTATTTGGGGCAAACTTTACCACCGGGCCATTTACCATGGAGGTGGTACGCGTACCAAATAAATACCATTTTTTCGCGTATTCTTCCGCGGCTTTGCCAGCACAATCAGTAAACGCACCATATACCTGGTATTTGTTGGGGTTTACTGTATACACGTATATACGGCCATCGGTGTCTATGTGCATGGTTTTATCGCCGCTAATCAGGCGATTGCCACTAACTGTACAAAATGTACCCGATATTATCGTAGGATTGCTAACCAATAACAAGTTAAACAAACTATCGAAGGCATCAACGATCCGCGTGGTGTTCATGCTATCGGAGGAATTGAACCACGTAATAACAAAAACGCCATTATGCTCGATAATATCGGGCCAATAAAACTTATATGTAAGCCCATCGGGATCGGATTGCTCAATAAATGAGAAGGTTACACCCTGTGATACACTCGCATATTGCGTAATTATGTTTTGGTTGTTTTTACTTGTATTGTGTAGATCCAAACTAACAAACATAAGCAATTGCGCCGCACTAGCCGCCACGGTTATACGATTGAGATTATAGCCAGGTTGGCCCGCCCCAAACGTACCGGAGATATCCACATCATCATATAACGCCTTGTATGATATGATATCCCAATTTGCGCCACTATCGGTTGATCGTTGTACTGTGATATTGGCCACCAAATTATCGATATCCACCGCCCAATAAAAACATAAAATAGAATTGTCGGGCATTACACACAACGTTGGATATCTCAATTGGCCCGATAATGTGGAAGATTGCACGGTGGATATTATTTTTATTGTTGTGGTACCATCGGTGTTTATGGTTACAATGCGTACAACGTTTGTTGTGGCGGTGGTATGCTCATAACATACAATTACGGCGCCATTGGGTAACGTGATCGCCTTGCGTGGTGTGTACGATTGGCCCGCCAAATTGAGGGATACAATACTGGTTACATCCGTTACAACATTTGGTACATTATGGCCATAATAGGCCGTATCCGTTGCCAACTTCCAACCAAACGTGGCATTATCCCCAATGTGACCAGGTGCCAATGTTTTAACGTTGATATCTTGTGTTTGTGTACCTGTTGCCAATAATGTTAATGTGGTGGGTGTTTGTGGCTGTGGAAGGCCGGCGCGGGCTGTACCTTGGGTGGCTGTGGATTCGGCGCCCCAATAGTGATCGGCGGTTAGATCAAATGGCATAATAAAGCCACGTACGTTTGTTGGTGTGATATTTGTGCCCATGTTAGTACGCTCCAATCATTTTACGGCCCATCATTTTACGCGCCGATCTGTTATATCGATCTATGTGTTTATATGGTGATAGTATAACAACATTTGGGCTATTTTGCGCCCCGTTGTTTTGCAGCTGTCGGATCCCCGCTTCGCCACCTAGTGATCTAACCGTGGTACGATCGATCACGGCCTCACCACGTAACACTTTTGCGTTTGCCTCATCCGGTGCCATACCACCCATGTGTAACGTTGGTGGCTTTTGTGATAACACCGCCGCCGTTTGGGTAATACCCACCGCCGCCATTGCGGCTATCATAAACGGATTGCCACCGGCTTTTGTTATGTTTACAGCCGTTTGCATTGCAATATCGGCCACCGCCGCGGCTTGTTGTAACTTAAATAATTTTTTGGTGTTTTCCTCAGTTGCCAAACCGGTATTTTTCAAAAAATCCATACTGGCCACCGCGAAGGCATCGACAGCGTTAACCAATTGCCCACCCATATCCATATACATTTTTTTACGTTCCGCAATTTGCGCGGTTTCGAGGTCGTGTATCTCCTGTAATGCCTGTTTGCGCAATGCCATGGCGGCTTGATATACAGCCTCCTGATCTTTGGATTGTAGGCCCAACAATTCTAGTGTTTCAAATTCTTTTTCGTATTTTTCTTGTATTTTATCGATCTCGGTTTGTTGGCCGCGGTTTATGATATCCTGTAATGTTTTTTTGGCCTCCATTTTGGCCACTTCGATATCGTAACGCTCACTAACTATATTCAAGGCATCTTCTAGCGCTTTTGCCTCTATTTCGGCGGCTTTACGTGCCAACTCCTGTTGGCGTTTTTGGGCCTCTTCACGTTGTTTTTGGAGTTCGGCGCGTTTGCGTTCTGATTCCTTAATATTTTCCACCGCAATAAGATTTTTTTCCAATTCCGCAGCTTGTGCCTCAATGGCGTACCGTTGATCTTTTGCTATTTGTAATCTTTCTTGGTCTTTCTGTAATCCTTTTTCCATTGATGCAAGAGTATTGCGTAATTGTTGTTCTTCGAAGGTCATAGCCTCATATTTTGGCCCTTTACCCGCCCAACGATCCGCGGTGGATTGATCCAACTTGCGTTGTGTTTCAAGTTGGCCGATCTGTTGTTTCAATAAATATATTTCCTCTTTACGTGCGGATATACTGGTCTCGATCGCTTTTGTTTGGGTTTTTTGGATCGCCTCTTGTTCCATCCTAAAATTTTCGGCCGTTTGTGTCGCCTGGGCGGTGGCTAGATCATAATCTGTCATATCACCGCGTAAAATGGCCAATTGGTTGGCGCTATCGTTTAACGTTGATATGTATGATCCCAATTGGATATTGGTGTTTTTTATGATATCGGCTTGATCTTCGATAACTTCGTTTAACTCGGTTATCCGTTGTTTCATTTTTTCGGCGTTTTGTTTGGCCTCCTCTACTTCGTTGGCGTATGCGGTGTACCCCAATGTTAGCGCACCAATCGCGGCGGCCCCTACCAACACAATTGGATTTAACGCCCCAAAACCCATGATCAACGATTCCACCACCGCAAACGTATCCGCCAAACCGGCGGCCGCCTCGCCTAACTGGGGATTGACCCCGCGTAATGCTATTTCCATCCCACTAAAACCGCGATCGATATCTCCGGATTTTTCCGCCACGTGTTCTAATTTTTTGGCGGCTGTATCGGCACTATTGCTTAAATCGTTGAACGATCGCGCGCTATCCTGTGCGGCTTTACGTGCGGCCTGTGCGGCGGTTTTGGTGGCCTCGGCGCTTTTTTTGGCGGCTGTTTCGGCTTGTTTGATTTGCCGATCCAACGCGGCTACCATTTTTTTGGCTTCCGCCTCCGTAATGTTGGGCATTTGTTTTAACTTGGAGATCAGATCTTTTAGATCCGCCTTGTATGATATTTCTATGCTTTTTTGTTCTTCCGTTGCCATCGCACTACCCCACTATAATTTTTTTGCTAGATCATCCGCTAACGCCTTTACAACGGCATTCGCGTTTTTTTTCATTGGCTTTATCATTGTTTCATTACTTACATTTTGCCCGGTTGGCGCAATGATATCCGATCCACTTGCGTTTTTACTATCCTGGCCGTAACGTATCATATACGAGTATGGCGCTGTGTTTTTGAGATAAGACACCAATTGACCATTGGGATCCACTCTAAAACCCCGCACAAATGCGCGATATGATTTTTGGGATACATCGCGGTAAAATACGATCTTGCCTTCGTTGTCTTTGCGTATGATTGGTTGGCGTTTGGGCCAATCTTCGGTGGCGTTTTTTTCGATCTGTGCCATGGTATCATCCATGATTCGTTTGGCATTGGGGGCCACCGTGCTCAATAGTCCACTATAAAACTGTTGTAAATCTTGATCTAGGGTTATAGTGGCCCTACCGTTTTTTATCTGTTTATTTGCCATTTATCCCCCTTTTGCCTTATCCAACATTTTTTGTAACTTCTGTTGTTTGATATTATCATAGCGTTTTTTTGTTTGATCGGGGGATTCGTTATGTAATCGGTATTCCGCTAACACCGCCACACGTGTTTGGTGATCTAGTGTGTAAAACCAATTGGGATCGCGGTGCCAATGCCGCGCCAATCGTAACGCCAATAGATCTAACCCTCCGCGTGTGGTTGCGTAAAATTTGCGGTGTCCTCTACTTGTTTTTCTGTGGGGATCCGCTCAGATAACGCCACCAAACATTGTGTACCCATCGTGTATATTTGCCCTGGTGTAATGCCATTGGCCAACAAACGATCCATTATGGTGTAACCATAGCCAACTACATCACCTTCTAACGGTTTATATGCGGGTAGTATTTTGGCGTGATCAACACAAACACCAATGGCGCCCGCGCACACTCTACCCAATACAGCTCGTGTTGGTTCCGATCCCCAAATGCTAACAAAATCCAACGCGATCGCCATGCTTGGAGGCGTTACGATCTCGTGTTTTCCTAATTTGCCCAAATCTAACATAAAAAATATCCCCGTTTTTATTTATATATTTTTTGTTATGCTACGGTAACACCGCCATAACATGTAAAATTGAGAGTCCAACTAGAAGGATCGCCCTCGGAAAAATCCAAACTACAAACACATTTGGCCAGTGTTGCGGTGTGGTCTTTTGCATCGCCTAGATCGGTGCCTTCGGCTGTATACTTGATATTTACGCAATGAAATTCGATATATGGTACACCCGTGGCGCCTGTGCTAACATTAGAGATATATCCACCGGTTTTATTGATAAAATCGCGTACGGATCCCACGCCGGCATCGGTAAATTGTCTAAAATGGAAACTAAAAGAACCGGTGATCGCTTGTTCATCTTGTTTTCGAACGGCCGCGAAGTTACCGCGATCCATGATTACTAACTCGCTGTATTGCGTTGGTTGTGAAAATGTGAAGTTACCATCCTCATACGCGATATCCAACTCGATCGCCGCGGGGGTGGTGCCATCCAATAAAGTTATTACGCCATCGCGTTTTGTTTTGGGTACTACAGAGTAGGCCATGATATTCTCCAGGTTGTGGGGTTATATTGTGTGTTGTGCGGTAAATGTTAGCGTGGTGATCATGTACTCTTGACTATCCGTGATCGCGCGCGTACTATTGACATATTGTAACGTAAATTCTTTGGTATTGGCGTATGTGTTTAATACCGCGTTGGTTAGTGTGATCTCGGCATCTAGCGCCAAATCGTAATCGGTGGGATAGATATCCAACGGGCGCAACCTGTACGCAAATTGCACAATAACATTTGTGGTAACATACACACCAACCGCGCGGCGTTGGCGTTCGGGGTTTGCGTTTGAATTAGCGATACTAACCGTAAACGCCATGTGTGCAATGGTATCTTGTACACGCCCAAAATAATCCGGTGTCATTTTGGCCAACGTAAAACCGGCCGCGCTAATATTGGCGGCAATGGCCACGCGTAACGCGCTATATGATACCACTGTCATTATCGGCGCCTCCAACTATAGTTATAGCCGCTGCGGGTTAAGTATATTACGGGTTGTTTGTTTTGGCGCTGTTCGCCATCCCCACTAACACCCGTGTGGCTATAGTCATATACAAAATTGATCTGTTTCCATGAATCTTGATATTGTTTGTGGTGTTCGTTCGCTAGATCCAAATAACGCCCGTTGGATTGGCCCAAACTGCTGTGGAAGTCACGGAAAATGTAATATAATGATAGATTTTGGTGGGCCGGTCTGAAAGATTCGGGTGACATTACAAGATATTCGAGGCCGCCACCTTCCTGGCGTAAACGTTGCAACATTTGATACCATGCCTCATCTATATAGGTTTGGTAACTCGATAAAGAGGATGGCCGGATATCCGCCAATTGTGAATATGTGGAGGTTAAATCGGCATCGCTTACAACAGGGTACAGGCGGCGCAACACGATCGCGCACATACGCCGGAATGTGTACACCGCCCCACCGATCGTTACATTCCATTCTTGGATATAGTTTTCACCGAGTGGAAGATCGGCGGTTAGTGTTACGGCGCTATGGGTATATTGCGGTATGTTGCCAGGATATGTTGTTACGGCATTATCTACCAATTTTGTGTTATCGGGTTTGTACAATGTATACGTAACAGCCGTTGGGGCGGCCAAAACGCCATTACGGTATATTGGTAACGTGGTTGTTTGGGTTTTCCCACGTTCTAATAATTCTACAATTTTGATTTGTGGAGCGTATGGCGTTTGGGTAGTCATTACAATATATCCTTGTATACGGCGATCCCGCGTTTTTTATAGTCAGTTATAAACAAATCCATTTGGCGCATTTTTTCGGTGTGCACATCGATCCGCGCTTTTATCTCGGGTATGTGTTGGGTTTTGTACAGGCGTTCGGGGCGTTTTTTGTAGTCTGTTATGTACAGCTGCCAAAAATGTGGCTCAGGTTGCCCAAATGTGCCATTTATCAGTAAATTGAGGCACCACAAATAATATGCCTGGTAATCGTATTCTTTGATCATCCGATTGGCTAGTACACGGATATTTGTAAATTTATCCGCGTAATACATGCCGCCCTTACAAGGATATTGGCGCATATAATCGGCGCGCTTGGGATCTAGATATACCCACCCTTCGCGTTGCAATTGTCCAATGCGGTTAGATACATCCCCTACTTCGCCACGTATTTGGCGTACACCGTTTACACCTGGGCGTATGCTCTCAAACTCTACCAATGGCACAAATGCGCCAAATGTTTTTGTAACTGTGGTGGTGGTTTTGCCCTTTGTATCTTCTACTTCTTTGGTGATCTCGCACCATTGCCAATTGGCCGGCCACCACTTCGCAAACATGGGATGATTTGGAGTAGTAGGTAATACCAATTGTGCGTTTACTGTTTGGGCCTGTGGTGCCCATGGTTGGGCCATATTTGTAAAATCCATTGTAATATCCTCGTTACATTTTGTTGTAAAAATACGGCGGGTACGGTCTACACATACCCACCGTAAAAATAATGGCTAAAGATTAGTTGTCAATTGATAGCAATTTTACACCACGATCGGCATCAATAACGCCTATACCTAGGTAGCAATGGCCAACAATTTTTGTTACGGCTTTGGTTGCATCGCGTTCCATTTCGATCAATACATCACCCATATCCATGGTTTGTGCCGCACCCGCCAACGCTTGAGGTACACCGTTTGCAAAACCGATCGCGCCTGGTGCCCACATTGCGCCAACATGTTGGCCCGCACTTTGGGTAACGTGTGAGGAAGTATAGATATCAACGCCCAAATAAGATCCCTTATAATGTGATCCTTTTGCCATAATCGCCTCGAATGATGCGGGGGAAAACGCCAATGCGTTGTTTTGCTCACCGCGGATATCATCTTGCAAATCTTGGAATTGCTCAGGATGCAACAATGCAACATACGGGCCGGGCGCGCCTTTTCCGCTGGATGCTCTTTCCAATGTTTGGAATGCCGCGATAAAATCATCAACTGTCAACGCGCCAACATTGCTTACACTTTGGGTAAAACCTGTTACAGCTGTTGCGGTCAAACTTGCGAATAATGTTTCGTACGATTTGGATATAGATTCCGCGATTCTGAACGGGTCAACATCCGCGCCCATACCTGTCATGTTTGCAAGATCAGATAATACATACATCAACGCCTGGCGTTTAACAACGATATCCGCGTGGCCATCTGTTAGGCTTGTTTCACTTACCGCGTTATCTTCGGTTGCGCCTGTAAACGCTGTAAATGCATCGTAACCATCCAAACCGGCTTTACGTACGCGAATTGTGTCGGATCCTTGTCCGTTAATAGAGCCTACAAAATCCAAAAATGGAGTATTGCGAAGGTTGCTTGAATCTGTAAGAAGTAATTTTATTTCTTGGCTGATCATTTGTGCCAATCGAAGATCGCCAACTAAAGAATTATTTGTAATGTTTGCCATGGTGGCCTCCAAAAATGTTTGTATAAAAAAATAGTGATATTGGGTTAAACGCGTTTAACCGGTGCGACCGTTCCCAATGTTATTATACACCAAAATAACGCCCACCGCAATATAAAAAAAACCCCCATGTTACCACGGGGGAAAATTGAACGAGGAAAACAATTTTTTATTTTCAATTAGAGGGATACAACGATCTCGAGGTCAGTTAAATTAACAACTGATTTTACCTTTACATTGTTGTTATCTACCAATTGCACATCCAACGCGATCAAGTTGCCACTAACATCGTACGCGGATACGTGGATTTGTTTAACACCCAAATTGTGTTGTAACGTGGCCCAGGTATTTGCGGTTAGGGATTGTGGCGCAAATGCTTTACGGAATTTGCTCAATGCAACCAAAATATCCCCGGTTGATTGGTTGAAGGTCAACAGGTTACCCGCGGCGGGATCCGCTTGTACAGATTGGCGCGCGCGTGCTTGAGTAAAATATAGGTTGCTACCTTCGGATACAACAGAAGTTGAACCGGTAAAATCAAATTTTCCACCGCTAAAAGACATCCCAGTACCCGCGGAAAACTTGGCATATACTGCACTTGTCATAACAGCGAGATCACCGCTTGTATTGTTGTACGTTAATAAGTTACCGGCGGCGGGATCCGCTTGGATTGCGCTACGTGAGCGGGATTGTGTATAATATAGGTTAGATCCTTCGCTGATATCGCTTGTTGTTGCAACCAATTCGATCGCGCCACCAACATAAGACAAACCGGATCCGGTTACAGAGATCGCGGATTGTGCGCGTGCATTGGTAAAATATAGGTTAGATCCTTCGCTGATATCGCTTGTGGAGGCGGTCAATTGGATTACACCGGCACTATAAGATAACCCGGCACCAGTTACAGAGATCGCGGCTTGTGCGCGTGCATCGGTAAAAAATAAATGGCTCACACCTTCATCGATGCCATCGCTATCGACATCTAAAGAATATACGCCATTTGCGCTATCATATGCCAAACCGCTACCAGCACCAAAGAATGCGCGGATCTCGGATTGATCGGCTGTAAATTCTCCGGTGGATGCGTTAAAATCAATACCGCTAGATGCTGATAAAGATCCGCGAATCTCGGCATCGGTTACATCGGCGCCTTGGATCTCGGTAAAATCGGTTACATCGCCGGCACTTCCACCATTATGGATCCATGTTTGTGTACGACCGGATACCGCGGTCAATACGATAATATCGCCTTCTTGTTTTTCATCTCCATTTGTGTAGTTTGCCGATACCCACGCGCTCAATGATGCCGCACTTGTATCTACTGACACATCGGTAATTGTCAATGGGTTGATCTTAAGTTGTTTTTGTCCGTTTACGGTTACAATTTGTGCGTAATCTGCACTATCCGCGGCAATACCAACAATGCTATTAGCGTTTAAGTATGCTTTGGTTACAGCGTGGTTATCTTGTGTTATGGATCCTTCGATCGCTACAACGCCTTTAAATGTTGCGGTGGGGTTAAAAAACTCCATGATATCTCCGTTGTGATGGGTGTATATTGGTTGTTATGGTGCCATAGGCACACACATTTTAACGCAATAAAACCGATCCCGTTAATGCACTTACAAAATTAATTGTTATTCGATTGGTACTGGTGTACACGATATCCGCCATTATTACAACATCGTTTACAATCACGGTTACATGTGGTTTGTACCCCATGTTGTGATCTATGATAACCGTGGCGGCATTAGTAAATGTATGGGTTATGGGTGGTTGCAAGCCAAAAAATGATACAGCCATGGTTATTCATCCTCTAGTACAATGTGGATATCGCCTGTGCCTGTTTGTAATGACACATAAATATCGTTTGTTTTGTCACTACCACGGCCCAAAATCATTTGGAAGTAACCAAAATTGGGTATAAAACATTTATGGGCGGGTGGTGCCTGGCCTTCTACAGCTGCGCCATCATTTGTTACCCATAACGCGCCCGCCTGTGTGCCAATGGTTATTTTTTTGGCCCGTGGTGGTAGGCGTATACGTGATAGTACACTATCGATCGACATGGTTTTTATGATTGGATATCGGTTGATCGTTGTTAAATCTAGATCCATTTTGTTACCTCGTTTTTTTTTGCATTATTTTTTTTACTATCGATTAAACCACGCTTTACGTATGGCATCGCGATTGGATCTATAAAACTCTAGATCGTTTACCGCACGTTTTAACAAATCGGTTTGTTGTGTTGGGGCGGGTTGCGCGCCGGTGTTGGTTTTTGGAGGCATTACCGGCGGTGTGTCAATCGCTTGTGTGGGTGTGGGTGTGGGTGTGGAAGGTTCCACGCCTGGCGATTGTGTGGTGGGATCCACTGTTGCGGGGGTTGTTAGGTGTGGGCGTAAAATACTAGGCGCGTTTTGTGGATTGCTTTTGATATCGGCCAACCAGGTTTGTAATGTTGGTGGTTTTTCGTTACCTTGGATCGCTTTATTATATGCCCATTCCACGGCATCGCGGATATCGGGATCCGTAAAACCATTTTGGGCCATGGCATTGTGGCGATCGTAACGTGTGTTGGCGGTGTTTAACTCGTTTTGTAACTCGTTGATCTTTTGTTGCAATGTATCGATCGATCCTAGTTTACCGGTGGTGTTATCCAACTCGGTTTGTATTGCGGTGGCCTTCTCTTCCGCTTGCACGGCGCGCGCTGATAGTTTGGCGATCCTGTCCTTAAATGCGTTTTCAATATCGGCCTTGGGTACGTATTCCACACCTTCTATTATTTTTATGTCCATATTTACCTCGTTTTTTTGTTGTTATTATAAAAATTCCGCACGTTCGCGGCGTATTTGTAGTAAGTATTCGCGCGCTTCATTGATATCCATATCATCATACATCATGGTAACAGCTGTAACAGGTGATATCAAACCCGCCTGTAATTTTGCAATTATGTCTTCGCGTTGGGCGCGGATCTCATCCGGTGTCAATGGCATACTGTGATAACTCACGCGATATCCATCCTCAGGTAATTTGGTGCCCAAAAATGTATTTGCCAGGATCGCCGTTTTTGTTAGCAATTCTTCATCCCCCATTCTAAAAGTTGGCGCGAATTTTTTTTGTGCCTCACGTTGGCCCGTACGTGATATCGCCAATGCGTAACCGGATCGGGGATCTCCACTTTGGCGTGAGATATCCGCGGGGTTTAGGCCGGCGGCCAGTGCTACACGCATTTCGTATTTTGATATACTTTCTAGCAATTCGCTTGGGTTTGTGGGGTTTGTAAAACTACCCACCAACGGTTGGCCACTAGCATCGGGATCTTGTGTAAAAACTAGGATAGAACTCGGATCCGTTGCTATGGAAGATCGGCGCGCGATCGAATCTTGATCAACTTGTGATAACCCCGCCACCGATAAACCGGCCACGTATTTTTGGGCCCATGCACAATCACGCACACAATGTACAAACATTGTGTACAAAACCGCGCTAGTTAGGGATCCGTATACCATTTGGGATCCGTTGTATGTATCCCATAAAAACCCTGTTTTTTCCGCGTGGTACAGTACAACCGGGATAAACGGGCGGCCCTTGCTATCTCGGTATACATAGGTTGCGCCACGTTGCGCGGGGGTGCCCATAAACTCCTCGGACACATCACGGCCCACGGTGCCATCGCTGTTTATCTCGAACATACCAAACATTGGATCGTTGATATCGCGCATATCGAAGATATCCGCCACCCACGTGTATTTGTGGCCATGGGTGCGGCGTAATCTGTACTCACAATAATAGTTGGGGCGATCGGGGATATCGGGGTTTGATTCACAATACACAAAATCGGGTGTTACTAGTCTGTATTGTATGCCAGGATATGGATCGGTTATGGGGTTTACATCAATTCGTACAAATGATTCGCGTACACCGATCACCATTTGTTGTACGCGTTGCATCAGTGGCCATAACCCCGCACGTGTCACAATGCCATCACGCGCCACCAACGCATTTATATCGCCGTTTATATTGGTTACGCTCGGTGCATCCGAGTATAACACCGCCAATTGGCGCGTAATTTGCTCAAATGGATTTGAGGATAGATCCGCGGGGCCCCACGCCTCACGGCGATCCATTGGCAAATGGCGCCCCAATTCATCCTCGAGATCTTGCGCCCACGCGCCAATAATCAATCGGCGCCGTAACGCGCTGTGTTGCCATCTGTTTTGCTCTTCCATATTTGGGGCGAATGGTTGCATAGGGATATTCGATTGCATTAATAAAACCTCAATTTGGGGGTACTGTGTGGGCTATTATATTGTACATCAATTACGGGGGTTACGCAATACCGCAAACAATCCACCGCGTGGCCAAACTCATCACGCGATCGATCGGATTGGTTTTTTTTCATTGTCCACCGTTGCAACGATAGGATCGTGCGTTTACACTTTGGATTTATAAAAAAATTGCGCCGGGCCATAATGGAATGTAACAAGCTCGCCCCATAGTATACACTATAACGCGCCTTTTTGATAGTCCGTATGCGCCACGGTAGGTTGTTGGGTGGGTATTGTAGTATTTTTTCGAATGCGCGCATCAATAGGCTGTTACTCATTTTGCCGCCATTTTGGCCACCATAGTGGACATTATCACCATGCCATTTACAGGCGGCGGGATCCACGTAATTCCGTTGGCACATTTCCAAAATTGCGCGGGCGTGGGATTCGGGCGGCGCGGCACTGCTTACATACTCATCCAAAATATACACCCGTGGAAGTGTGGGATCCTCTAAGTTGATCGCGGCCAATATACACACCTGGGCGTTAGGTTGTGATCCGTGGTCTATACCGATCGCAAACTCGTAATTACCCGGTGGCGCTGGCAAACTTGATATCATGGTGTCATCAAAACAATCAAATACGCGGCCCTCAGGTACACCCACAACCCAATCGCCATTTAACCGCGCGGCGCGGTCGATTGGTAGATATGTAATGGCAATACGATCTATCATATCTTGCGTTACTATGGGTTTACAGTATTTTGGGGTGGTGGCCTCAACTGTCAATGGCGCCTGGTGACATGTTACGGTGCCATCTTCTACCAATTTTTTTAAGTATGTTACATCCTGGCCCACGGGTGTCATAGTTATACCGATCGTACCTGTCATACCGCCCGCGCCACCACGTAAAACACGCGCCGCCAACTCGCCCCAAACTTCTTGCGATACCGGTTCATCGATTGCCACGTATGATATTGTACTAGATGCAAGGCCCAAACCCTGGTTGGCTGTTTTTACAAGGATCATGGATCCATTGTTAAATCTAATTACGGGGTGTATACCTCGGAATCCACGGCCCGGTACAAATTCACAATCGGGGTGTAATTCGTGTTTTGGGCACATGTTATATAATTTTTCTTGGATCGTTACGCTTTGTTGGTGGCTGTGCGTGATTAAAAACGCTTGTATGGGTGGCGGATCGGTTTTTATGTATGGGTGTGTACCCAAACAACGGTGGATCAACTCCACACACGCGGCCGCGGTTTTGCCCACTTGGTTACCACCTAGCAATAATTTTATTTTGCTAGTATCACGCATCCATGCTTCTTGTGGAGGCGTTGGGCAAAAATATACAAGCGGGTTATTTTGCGCCCGATCCTGTAATGTGCGTATGTGTTTTGTTATGCCCGCGATATTCATTATTTGCGCCGTGTTACGAAGTCTATACATTTTGTGGTGTCAATACCTGGCGCCGTACACATACCATACACCGCGATCGAGTTAGCAACATTGGCGATCTGTTCGCACTCCACTTGACTAGCGCCATCCCCTTCGCGGGTTTGTAGTCTACAAAACATCTCACGGCACAATAGATCGCCGTGATCGGTCATGTATTGCGCACTACACGCCACCGCGATCAAGTCGGGCGCGGTTAGTTGTTGTTTGATCTCCAATTCGCGCGCGGATATCGATGCGTTCAATGTTGCCAATTTGTTTATGGTGTCATTTTGTAGGGTGGTTATTTTGGTGATATCGGCGTTTTTGTTGTCAATCCAAAACCAAATACCAGTGGTTGTAACGGATCCGCCTAATACACCCAATAATATTGCGGTGGTTATACTCATATATTACGCTCTTTTGGGTATCATATCCACGATAAACGCCTCCAAACGTTGGCGTAAAATTGGTGGTAAAGTTAAAATTGTGTTTGTGATCTCGGTTATCATTTGCTCATCAGTTAGGCCGATCTCGGTATTCATGGCGTTTTCGCTGTCAATTGCGCGGATCTGTTGTACCACGGTTAACAACTGGCGTTGTAATGCCGCGTACGCTTGCCACGATTCGGATTGTTCGGCCTGTTGTACCGCACTATACAGATCGGCGGCTTGTTGCTTTAACAAATCGTATGTATCTTTGGGGATATCCACATTTTTAACCTGGTCGGTGTTTACCCTACCATCACGCGTAAAACCATGGCGGCGCTCCAAAACCCACGCAGCTGCTTTCCAATCCTTCACCGCGTGTTGTTGTATGAGTGCCAACATTTTTTGGCCCTGTTGGGATTCCGCTTGTAACACTTCGGATCGGAATGTTGCAAACTCGGTATCGGGATTATCGCGCCCGGTTGCCATCCAGGTATAAAATGTACTATCAACAATACCCGCAACATTACACGCCATGCGATAACTGGCCCCATTGGCGATCGCCTCCACAATTACGCCGCGCACCTTCTCAAATTTGCCCAACTTCTTTTGGGTGGTGGGTTTGGTGGTGGTGGGTTTGGTGGTGGGTTTGGTTTTGGCTGTGGAGTTGGGTTTTTTTTTGCCAATTTGTGTCAGTTTTTGCGTTGCCATTTTCTATCTCTCGTTTTTATAGTAATTATGGGTTGGTTTTTCTGAAAAAATAAACCAATATCAAAAAAATATCGTGGTGGGGACAG